GGGGGGGGTGTGTTGGGGGGGGGGCGGGGGGGGGTGGTGATGTGAAAGAAGCGGGAGCCTCCCACCTTCCGAAAAAGCCAAATTCGACCTATACAACTCAAGCCGCCGTCAATCCGCAAGAGTGCAAATGACCTAATGCTGATTGCTGAGCTGTTGTTTGGATTGTTACTGCAAAGAACCCCCTACCCCACGATGAGTGGGAATAGGGATTTGGCAGATTGCTCTGGTCTGGATTGCTAGTGCCAGACGTATCTACTGGGATTAGGCGTTAGCCGCCTCTTGCCTAACAAAGACCCAGTAGCCACATCATGTTGTTTGCCCCGTATACCGCCACATTGAAGAGCGGGTTGGGTTTGCCATCCAAGGCAGCACATCCACAATGCAGTCCTCCTGCTCGGTGGGTTTGGCATCCTTCTGTCCCACGATACTTTGCCAGCCAGAACGTTTCCGTGGCCTGTTGGGGACTACATCTATCAAAGGCTACGACGCCTGTTGACTCGACTTCCTACCCAACAAGTTGCACATAAGCCGATAGACTCTGGCAAAGACGCTTTCGCGCACTTGCACTTTATCATGGTTTACCCCATCAGGGAATACGGCAGTTTCCTATACAATCTTGTCATGGCTTATCGAACTCCTGCTGTGTTGCCCAAGACTGAGTACCAGCGCCTCAAAGAGTTGAAGAGGATGCTGGTTGAGTCTAAGGGCGAGGCTGTGGTCAAGAAAGTAATTGACATCGCCATGAATGACGATCATCCTCAGCAGATGGTTGCGCTCAAGATGTGCATGGAAAGGGCATTGCCTGTCAGCATGTTTGAGAAGACCAGCGCACAGCGCAGTGCTGTCAACATCACCATCTCTGGCATCGGAACTGTTGCAGTTTCTGATAAACAAGACGAAGCAGAAGATGTAGAATACAGACAGACCGACCCCTAGTGGGCTTGCAAGGCGTTTTGGGGTGCGCTTGGTCGAACACCCCTATCCTTCTGCAAGAGGATTACATGTTGAAATGCAATGCCTGTTTTCTGGTGCTGCCAGAAACGCACTTTCATAAGTGCTCCACTATTACGCGAGGCTATCAATACAAGTGCAAGGCTTGTGTGTCGCGTTATGACAAGAACCCAACTGACAAACAGCGAGAAACTAAGCTCACGCGAGTCAAGGAATGGGCCGCAGAGAACCCAGACAAACGCCGCGAACAAAAAATTCGGCACTACCACAAGCATAAAGAACGTATAGACCAGAAAGCAAAAGACTGGTATAACAACAACAAAGATCGGTATTACGCCAACTCGTTAAAGCGGAAATACGGGATCAGCCTCGAAGAATACAATAGTCTGCGTGAGCAACAGGGGCATAGGTGCGCCATATGCTCCGAGCATGAAGACCAGATCGGCAAGAAAATGTTTGTTGATCACAACCACGCTACCGGAGAGATCCGTCAGCTTTTGTGTACCCGATGCAATGTTGGAATTGGTATGTTCAAAGACAGTGCGCATCTACTAAACTTGGCCGCGAGCTACCTCACAAAACATGGCTGATCTGAACTTTAGTCTCCTGCCGTGGCAGGAAGAGGTGTTCAAAAATCCTGCAAGGTTCAAGGTCATTGCTGCTGGTCGCCGTTGTGGAAAGTCTCGTCTTTGCGCCATTACACTGATCATTGAAGCGTTGAGATGCCCTCAAGGCTCTGCGGTTCTCTATGTGAGTCCAACAATGGGGCAGTCTCGGCAGATCATTTGGGACTTGCTATTGGATCTAGGGCGAGACGTAATCCAATCAAGTCATGTGAACAATCTTGATATCACCATGATCAATGGTGCCAAGATCTATGTGCGTGGCTCTGATAGACCGGACACGCTTCGTGGCGTTTCTTTGACCTATGCGGTTTTGGATGAGGTTGCTGACATCAAGCCGGAGGCCTGGGAACAAGTTATTCGAGCATCCCTATCAGACAGAAAAGGACGAGCCTTATTTTTGGGCACTCCAAAGGGTCGTAACTGGTTCCACGACCTCTGGAAACTGGGTCAGGACGGTGATGATGCTGACTGGAAATCATGGCACTTCACCACCAAAGACAACCCTCTGATCGACCCCGATGAGATCGAGTCTGCCAAGAAAACTCTGTCCAGCTTTGCGTTCAAGCAGGAGTACTTGGCATCGTTCACCAATGCTGGCTCTGATGTCTTCAAAGAAGAGTGGATCAAGTACGGAGAAGAGCCTACGATTGGGTCGTACTTTGTAGCTGTGGACTTGGCTGGCTTTGAGGAGGTTGCCAAACAGGCTGCAAACTCCAAGAAGAGGCTGGATGAGACTGCCATTGCGGTGGTCAAGGTCACTGATGACGGCAAGTGGTTCGTCCAGGAGATCGATCATGGCCGCTGGGACATCCGGGAGACTGCCTCTCGTATCCTGATCAAGATGCGGGACTACCGGCCATTGAGTGTTGGCATTGAGAGGGGGGCACTGAAGAACGCCGTTTTGCCCTATCTAAGCGACCTGATGAGGAAGAACAACGTGTTTTCCCACATCGTTGATTTAACTCATGGGAATCGCAAGAAAACGGATAGAATCGTGTGGGCGTTGCAAGGCCGCTTTGAACACGGCAGAATTGTGCTCAATCAGGACGAGGATTGGGACACCTTTGTGGATCAGTTACTTCTGTTCCCGGCAAACGGTGTGCATGATGACCTCCCCGACGCACTTTCCTACATTGACCAACTCGCAGTAACTTCTTATTTTAGCGAAGAAGATTCTGATGATTGGGAGCCTTTGGATGTTATAGCAGGGGTCTGATATGGAGCAAAACGAGTTCTACGAGCCGACGGAGAATGATAAGGAGCTGACGGCCTTTGTCGTAGACCATTGCGACCGCTGGCGCACCTATCGAGACACCAACTTCCTGGACTCGTACCTGGAATACGAGCGTATCTTTCGTGGCCAGTGGGCACCTGAAGACAAAGTTCGGGACTCTGAGCGCTCCAGGATCGTCACTCCTGCTACCCAACAAGCCGTTGAAACCCGCCATGCAGAGATCATGGAAGCCATTTTTGGCCAGGGTGAGTTCTTTGACATCCAAGACGACCTCAAAGACGTAAACGGCAATCCTCTAGACGTGGCTGTTCTCAAAGCACAGCTCATGGAGGACTTCAAGCAGGACAAAATCAGAAAAGCTATCGACCAGATCGAGTTGATGGCCGAAATCTATGGCACTGGCATCGGTGAGATCGTCGTTAAGACCGACAAGATCTTCGAGCCTGCTACGCAACCCATCCCTGGACAGCCAGGACAGGCTGCAATCGGTGTCGTAGAGAAGAGTCGGGTGGCTGTTAAGCTCAATCCGGTCAATCCCAAGAACTTTTTGTTCGACCCCAACGGCACTTCCATTGATGACTGCATGGGTGTGGCCATTGAGAAGTACGTTTCGATCCACAAAGTCGTTGAAGGCATCGAAAAAGGCATCTATCGCAAGGTCAACATCGCTCCTACCTACGAGGACACGGATCTTGAGCCTACACAAGAGGTAAGCCAGTACCAAGACGAGAAGGTTCTGCTCCTGACCTACTACGGTCTGGTGCCCAAAGAGTATTTGACGGAAAACGATGACGAAACTGTCGATCTTTTCCCTGATGACTCGGCGGCAGAGGAATACACGAACATGGTGGAGGCGATTGTTGTGATCGCCAACGGCTCTCTTCTGCTAAAAGCAGAGGAAAGCCCGTACATGATGAAGGACAGGCCCGTCATCTCGTACCAAGACGACACTGTGCCGAACCGTTTGCTGGGTCGTGGCACGGTTGAGAAGTCCTACAACATGCAGAAGGCTATCGACGCACAGGTTCGCAGCCATCTGGACTCTCTGGCGCTGACCACAGCACCCATGATGGGCCTGGATGCTACTCGTTTGCCGCGTGGTGCCAAGTTTGAGGTCAAGCCTGGGAAGGCATTTCTGACCAACGGCAACCCTGCCGAGATCATGTATCCCTTCAAGTTCGGCCAGACCAGCCCTGAGAACTTGGCCACTGCTAAAGATTTTGAGCGTATGCTGCTCCAGGCAACTGGCACGATTGACAGCCAAGGTGTGGTCAGCAGCACGAACAGGGACGGGGCGGGGATGTCTGTGGCTGTGGCCACGATCATCAAGAAGTACAAGAGGACTCTTGTCAACTTCCAAGAGGACTTCCTGATTCCGTTCATCCAGAAGGCATCGTTTCGCTACATGCAGTTCGATCCGGAGCGCTATCCCAGTGTGGACATGCGTTTCATTCCGACTGCTACTCTGGGCATCATTGCTCGCGAGTACGAGCAGCAGCAGTTCATCGGTCTGCTCCAGACGCTGGGGCCAAATACGCCTGTGCTGCCGCTGATCTTGAAGGGAATCTTGAACAACTCTAGCCTGACGAACAGGTACGAATTGATCAGTGCGCTGGATCAAATGTCTCAGCCTAACCCGCAGGCACAGCAGATCGAGTTGGCCAAGCAGCAGTTGGCTTTACAGGCCGCGCAGGCTCAGATTGCTGTCAACACTACGCAGGCAGAGCAGAACCGCGCAGAGGCTGCTAAGTTGATGACTGAGGTGCAGTTGATGCCGCAAGAGGTTCAGGCCAAGGTGATCACAGCAACGAC